CATCTAGAAACCCCAGCAAGCATCATGCTTCAGCAAACTGAGAACGGTCTCGGAGTTGGTCTAGCCCCTTACATGCCTTACGTTTCTGGTAAAGTCTATCTGAACAAAACAGCTATCGCAGCCGAAGGTGAGCCAGCGGACGCCATGCGCAACGAATACAGCCGTTTATTCGGTTCTGGCATCCAGATCGCCCCTGCAGGCTCCGTCTTCACAGGCTAAACTGCCTCCGCTAGCCCTCTATCCTAGAGGCTTCTAGCTCCCCAAATTCCCTGTAGAATCAACGCCTTACAATCCCCTACGGATTGTAGGGTCATTGCATTTAGTTGTTGTCTTAGGTTCCAAACTGGTGTATAATAACTACAGTTGATTAGGAGAATGAAATGAGTTTTGAAAATCGTGTATTGGAAGTAGTTGCGAATGTTACTGATGTTGCAGCCGACTTTTACAACGGTACTTTGTTTCTGGAAACATCCGATTCAAAGATCGCTGTTGCTGTTTTCAATGCCCTTTACGAACAGATTGACAAAGCAGTCATCTTCGGCAAGGCTTCTTGCACTGAAACTTACTACGACTTCGTTTAATAAAGGGTATATCATGTTCCAAGTAAAATCCAAAGCTGAGTTGCGTGCCGAAACCGAAAAGCAATTGAAGGCTTTTCTCAAACGTGGTGGTCACGTCCAAGTGATTGAGACTAAAAAGAAAGCTCCCCCTGCTGCCCGTACTTGGATGAAGAAATGAGAGCCTTGCAGGAAACGACCAGTGAGTGGAGCCACAATGTTTCTAATCACATCTACTACGTCACCAATGACAGGTCGAAGTTGGTTGCCTTCTACAATGTCGACACAAAGACTATAAAGAAGTTTTCCAAGCCTCTACCCTTCTATACCAAATACAGAACTTTCAAAGAACTCAAATGAACATTAACACATTCCTCGAATCCGTGGCAGCAAATGCCTCTCGTAACTTCAAACTCGAACAGTTGGAAGCCAACAAAGACAATGAACTCTTGCGTGAAGTGATTCGTCTGGCTCTGTGTCCGTTCACTCAATTCTATCAGCGCAAGATTCCTGCGTATACTCCCAACACAACTGCCCATGCTGCATCTTTGCAGTCAATGCTCCCTGCTCTCTACGACCTGCGTGAGCGACTGGTAACTGGCAATGCAGCTATCGATCATCTGACTAGCATTCTTGAAGCTGTCAATGCCGATGACGCTAAGGTTATCGAGCGTATCATCCAGAAAGACCTGCGTGCTGGCTTCTCAGCGTCCACTGCCAACAAAGTTTGGATGGGTCTGGTCCACGAGTATCCTGTTATGCTCTGCTCACCGTTCGAGCAAAAGTTAGTAGACAAAATCAAATGGCCAGCCACAGTTCAACTAAAGATGGATGGTATGAGATTCAACGCTATCGTTCGTGATGGTAAGTGCGAATTCCGCTCACGCAACGGCAAAGAAATTCAACTGTTGGGTAACTTGGAAGAAGACTTCATCAAGATGGCTGGAGTCGTGGACTGTGTATTCGATGGCGAACTCTTGGTCATGGAAGGCGACAAGATTCTAGATCGTCAGACAGGTAACGGTATCCTAAACAAAGCCAACAAGGGTACAATCTCCAAAGCCGATGCGGCAAAGGTTCGTGCCACTGTCTGGGACGTTATCCCTTACGTATTGTTTGAGGCTGGTTACTGTGCCACTCCATACTCTCAACGTATCGATACACTGGCTAATCTGTTGGCAACCCATGAGCCTGATAAAGTTTACTTGGTGCAAAAGACCACAGTAGAAAATATCGAAGAAGCCAATGCAATTTTCGAGCGTTACTTGTCCATGGGTCAAGAAGGTATCATCCTGAAAGACTTGAGTGGTGTCTGGGAAGACAAACGTTCCAAGACTCAGATCAAATTCAAGGGCGAGTTGGAATGCGACTTGCGTATCGTTGGCATCGAAGAAGGGCAAGGTAAGTACGCTGGCATGCTTGGAGCACTTCTGTTGGAATCTTCTGATGGTGTGATCAAGGTTCGTGCTGGCTCTGGCTTTTCTGACGACCAATGCAAGAATATTGGTCCAGAAGTAATTGACAAAATCGCCGCTATCAAGTATAATACTAGAATCAAGAACAAAGCTGGAGAAGAATCTCTGTTCCTGCCTATCATTCTCGAGATTCGTGATGACAAAGAAGTTGCGGACTCTTCTAAGGACATTAAATGAAAGTTGTAATCAATAAATGCTTCGGTGGTTTCGGTTTGAGCCACGAAGCCATTCTGAAGTATGCTGCAGCAGCTGGCATTGCTATGGTTGTTGTGGATAAGAATCCAGAAAGTAAGTGGCTTCGTTATGAATACTACAAGGATAGTATCGCAGACGAAAACTTCTGGAGTGAGTACCAGATCGAACGCACTGATCCAGCTCTCGTAAAGGTTGTTGAGCAGATGGGTGAGGCGTCATGGGGTGACTGTGCTGAGTTGTCTGTAGTAGAAATTCCAGATGGTATTGAATGGCATCTGGGTGAATACGATGGTATTGAACACATCGCTGAAAATCATAGAACTTGGAGATAATAATGGATGAAATGAAAGAGTATGACGACTTCGCTAAGCGAATGGAAGAGAAGTACCCTGCCATGTTTGTTGGAGCATATGGTGGCTTTGCTGTAGGTAAAGGTTGGTGGAACATCATTGAAACTCTTTGCTCCAATATCCAACACCACATTGACTGGGCTAACAGGAAAGAACAAGTTGTTGAACAGGTAGTGGTTGCTCAGATCAAAGAAAAGTTCGGTGGTCTTCGTTTCTACTACGATGGTGGTGACGAACAAATTCATGGCATGGTTCGTATGGCAGAAGCGTGGGCTGACCAGTCTTGCGAAACATGCGGTGATAAAGGTGAACGTCGTAGCGGTGGTTGGGTTCGTACCCTGTGTGACAAACACGAAGCTGAAAGAAACCAAAATGTCTGATAAAGTATGGGTGATGGTAGATGCAATCTCTACCTTTCGTATGCGCTATGTGGTTGAAGCACCAGCTGACCATCCAGAGTATGCGCTTGATGATGTAACAATGGAAACTGCAAAAGAGTTTTCACAAGAGTGGCTTGGTGAACAGATTACATCTCATCGAGTTGTCTCTGAGGAAGAAGCCCTTGCAGTTTGCGATGTAGACAATTCATATTTGAAATCTTGGTCAAAAGAAGATAAGATTAGGGTTCTGTTTACTAAAGAAGGTGAGTCCCGATAATGTTTATGTTCGACGTTGAAACACTGGGTGTAGAATCTAATGCTGTAGTTCTGTCTGCAGCATTAGTGTATTTCGATCCAGAAAAGAAACCATCCTACCAAGAGATGTTGGATGGTGCATGCTTTGTTAAATTCAAAGCCAAAGAACAGGCGCAGATCGGACGCACTGTAACTCTGTCCACACTTGAGTGGTGGAAGAATCAACACGAGTATGTTCGTCGGGTTTCTCTTGACCCATCTAGCGAAGACGTATCAGCCGAAGATGGTATGACGATTCTTCATAACTATATGAACAAACACTCAGACTCACGTAAGCAAACTATGTGGGCGCGTGGTTCCCTTGACCAGTTAGCCATCGATTCATTGGCTACAAAATTAGGTATGGAGCCGTTGACAGGATATGCACAGTGGCGTGACGTTCGCACTGCAGTAGATATCTTGTACGGCACATCAAATGGTTACTGTGGTGTTGATCATCCAGACTTTGAACGAGCACAAGTTATCAAACACCATCCAGTTCATGATTGCGCATATGACGCAATGATGTTAATGTACGGAAAGAACTAATGGAATTTTACACATCAGCCCACGCATTCGGAGACAAGATCCTTGTGCGTGGCTATGAGAATGGGCGACCATATAAACGCAAGGTCGACTTCTCCCCAACTCTTTATGTCCCAGCAAAGAAACCCTCCAAGTGGCAAACACTGGAGGGTACGTTCGTTGATGAAGTTCAGCCTGGATCCATCCGCGAGACTCGTGACTTCATTAAACGTTACGAAGGCATCGAAGGTTTCCCAGTCTATGGGCAGACCAACTACGCCTATCAATATCTCAGCGACACTTACGATACCCTTGTTAACTGGGACATGGATCTATTCAAGATCTTTACCATCGACATTGAGACAAAGACTGAGTCTGGTTTCCCAGACATCAAGACTGCCAATGAAGAAGTGACATTGATCACGATTAAAGATCTATTCACCAAGCGTATCATCACATTCGGTGTTGGTGCATTCGTTCACAATCGTGACGATCTGGTTTACATCAACTGCGCAACAGAACAACAACTCCTTAAAGAGTTTATGATTTTCTGGCAGAACAATTATCCAGATGCTGTTACAGGATGGAACACTGACTTCTTCGACGTGCCTTATTTGGTTCGTCGTATCACTCGAGAACTTGGTGACTCTTTCGCTAACAAGATTAGCCCATGGGGTTATGTCAATGAGCGTAAGACTTTCATCAAAGGTAATGAAGAGATTCACTACGACATCGTGGGTATTGCTCAGCTAGACTACCTAGAACTCTACAAGAAGTACACTTACCAAAAGCAAGAGTCTTATCGTCTTGATTACATTGCTGAACAAGAACTCGGCGACCGCAAGAAAGAAAATCCAGGCGATTCGTTCAAGGACTTCTACACAAACCATTGGCAACAATTCGTTGAGTATAACATTCATGACGTAGAGTTGGTTGACCGAATGGACGATAAGATGCGTCTGCTTGAACTGCATCTCACGATGGCGTACCAAGCCAAGATCAATATGGAAGACGTTTACTCACAGGTTCGTATGTGGGACTCGATCATCTATAACCATCTGCGAGCTAAGGGTATTGTTATCCCAGCCAAGTCTTACTCTGGTAAAGATGCGCAGTTCGAAGGCGCGTTCGTTAAGGATCCGCTGATTGGTCTTCACAAGTGGGTTGCTTCGTTCGACTTGAACTCATTGTATCCTCACTTGATTATGCAATACAACATCTCGCCAGAGACTCTGACTTCAGAGAAACTGCCAGTGACTGTTGAGAAGCTACTCAACCAAGAAGTTGATACTAGCTACGCACACAAGCGTGACCTAACTGTAACTGCCAACGGCTGGTGCTATCGTAAAGACATCAAAGGCTTCATGCCTGAGTTGATGGAGAAGATGTACAAAGACCGTTCCAAGTTCAAGAAGCAGATGCTTGGTGTTGAGCAGGAATATCAGAACGACAAGTCTAAGGTTCATCTTCTAAAAGACATCAGCCGACTAAACAACCTGCAGATGGCCATGAAGATTGCGCTTAACTCTGCTTACGGTGCGATGGGTAATCAGTATTTCCGATACTTCGATATCCGTATGGCTGAAGGTATTACCACATCTGGTCAGTTGTCCATTCGTTGGATGGCTAACAAGATCAATGCTTATATGAACAAGGTTATGAAGACCGAAGGTAAAGATTATATCATTGCCATCGACACTGACTCAATCTATCTGACTCTTGAGACTTTAGTTGAACATACCTGCGCTGGTAAGACTACTGAACAAAAGATCAAGTACATGGACAAAGTCTGTGAGGAGATCTTCCAACCATTCATTGATACTGGTTATCAGGAATTGGCTCAGTACATGAATGCTTATTCTCAGAAGATGGTTATGAAGCGAGAAGTTCTTGCCGACAAAGCCATTTGGACTGCGAAGAAGCGATACATTATGAACGTCCATAACTCTGAAGGTGTGCAGTTTGCTAAGCCCAAGGTTAAGGTTATGGGTCTTGAGATGGTCAAGTCTTCAACTCCAGCTGTCATTCGTAGTAAACTGAAAGACTCTATTGATGTTATCCTTTTGGGTGACGAAAAAGAACTACATAAGTATGTCACAGAGTTCAAAAAGGAATTCGACAAGATGCCTCTGGCTGACGTTGCATTCCCTCGTGGTGTTAATGGTATGAAGCAGTATGCTGGTTCTCCAATTTATTCTAAGGGTACTCCAATCCACGTTCGTGGCGCATTACTTTACAATCACTAC